ATTGTTCCACCAGTTGCTTTTGGAAGTGCCGTAATAAAACTACCTGATGATGTAAATGTGTGGTAGTAGTAACCACCCGATGAAACTACAGTTCCACCAGTTGCTTTTTGAGTTGCAGATTGATAGCGAGCAATAACAATTCCTGAACCACCATTAGCAACATTATTACTAGAACCACCAGCACCGCCACCTGTATTTGCTGTTCCAGAAGTAGGAGTTCCGCTAGATGTGCTAGCGCCAGTACCACCACCACCTGCACCACCTGCTCCACCTGTTCCTGCATACCAAGATGCGCCACCGCCACCACCAGCGTAATACCCTGAATCGCCTGTTGAGGTTGCTGTAGCCCAAGAAGAATAAGTATTTACTCCAGCACCGCCAGTACCGCCGACAACGCTTGCGGAATAACTGCCGCCTAAATTTGTTGGGTAATTACCGACTGCTCCAGCGCCACCGCCTCCACCACCTGCTGGACCATTACCTTGCGGAGAACCCCCACCGCCTCTATAACCTTGTCCGCTAGTAGGCGTACTGTAAGTACCATCTAAACGCATACCGTTACCGCCACCAGAACCACCGTTTGAACCAACGCTATCGCTTTCTCCGCCTTTACCGCCACCAACTGCTGCGGTTAAAGAACCAAACTGAGAGTTTGAACCGTTTGAGTTTGAACCGCCAGCACCAACTGTTACCGTGTAAGTAGTTGATAGGTTTATTAGTTGATTACTTAATGCTACTAATCCGCCAGCACCACCACCACCACCACCAGAAGTTGCTGCAAAACTGCTTCCACCACCAGCAACTACAAGAATGTCTGCAGATAAACCAAGATGTCCTGTCATTTGTGAAGCAATAATTCCAATAATAGGCATTAGGCAAGGTCTCCAAATGCGTACCAGGTATCTGTGGCTGATTTCCACAAAGTGATTGCTGAATACTGAACGCGGCACTTAGGTGCTGCGGCTGTTGCTCCGTTTGAAAGCACAGTAGTTGTTCCGCTAGTTGTAGCCTGAATAGTCAACTGCCCTGATCCGGTTTGAAGAATTGTGATCTGTGTTCCAATTGCAAAAGGAACGCTTGCGTTTGTTGGAATGTTAATTGTTCCAGCAGTAGAAGAGTTAGAAGCAATCAATAACTGTCCCGCATCTCCAGCTACTAATGTATAAGCATTAGTAGTAAATGAAGGGGTCGATTGACCCTGTGTGATTACAGGAGTAGTTAAAGTTTTGTTAGTAAGTGTGTCTGTAGTTGCTTTGCCAACCAAAGTATCTGTTGCATCTGGAAGAGTGACTGTTTTTGCCGTGGTGAAAGCAGTAGCAATAGTTCCAGTCACACCAGTTGTTCCAGCCACATCGAACTTAACTACCTTAGTTCCATCTGTTACATCAATAATGCTTGTTGTTGAATCAGATAAAGACTTGTTTGTAAGTGTCTGAGTATCGGTTGTTCCAACAAGAGCGCCAGTCAAGCCATGGATGCCTGTTGTGCCAGCAGTTGAGTTAACGTGGGAGTTTGCTTCATCAAAATCAATTGCTGTTGGAACTGGGTAAATGATTGCACCAGTTGTATGGGCAGAAGCTGTTGTATTGTCATACCCACGAGTAGTAACAGTTAATGTTGTGGATGTACGAGAGGTAATGAGAAGTTTTTCTTCACCTGCTAGACCCGGATCAATAACAATAGAGAATGAACCTGTAGGCCAGTTAGTCGCATCGCTGATGGAGATAGTAGTTGATGAACTGGTGATTGTTGAAACAATCGTACATGGTGTGGCTGCACCTTTATATTCGCGTCTTGACATATTAACCTACTATCTCTCTGAGTTGGGCGTAGAACGTTCCTCTTGGTTGTCCATCTACTCCAATAGCCTCTGGAAGCCATTGGTAATCATACATGACCACCTGATAAGCCGCGTCAGAGACTTGGAATGTGATGATCTTCTGGCTCTGATGCAGACCAACCAAATATTCAACTTCTGTCTGCACATTAAATGAATAGTCTTTATCACCAGCTACAATAGTTGGGAACAAAAGTATTGGTACGTTCCACTCTGCTGTGCGCTTAGGGGCAGGGTAAGAACGAAGAGTCCAACGGTTAAGGACTGGGCTAACACCACTTGAGTCCGGCTCTAACTTAAAGATAATTTGAACCGATTCGTTAGATAACTGACCGCAAGGGAAAGCAGCAATAGGAGATACGCTTCCTTGTTCATCTGAAATACCAATAGTTGTAGCTGTCTGAAAGTCAACGTCTGCGTCTGACTGGTCAGCAACAATGGCTGCTGTAATCTTTCCATTAAGTGGTGCGTGTTTAATATCTAAGAACATCGCTACCTTTGGGTCAGCAATACCATAACTAATAGATCCAGATACAAAGTAACCAGCATCAACCGGGGTATTTGCTACCTCTGAGTAGAGCCCAAAGCCATCTACAGTAAAAATACGAATCCCATTAAATGTTCCTACGTTCCTGACGGTTCCGCTTCCTGTATTAGCCATAAGGTCTGAGGAATATGCAGGGACTAGGGTAGAAGTAAAGTTAGTGAGATCCATACGGTACAAGCCGCTGTCTCCATCGTAGTTAGAAGCTGAGAACCATACGAATCTGTCCTGACCTTCAAATGAGTAAACAGTGTCGTAAGTTTGGATAAGAGCGCCAATGACCAATGAACCATCGGTTCCTACTGTACAAAAGCGCATACCCTTGTTTGAGCCGATAAGGATATAGCCAAGGTATTCGCCAAGGGATGCGATGATTTCGCCATCTGGTAATTGCGCTGCAACGATTGGCACATCAAGAGCTGTTCCATCTGCCTTAATTGCTGTGCGGTAAATCAATGACTTGTCGCCCGCGTAGCCACCAGCATAAATCTGTGTTGGAGAACCAACAATATCTACCCAAGTAAAGTTTCGGGCAGTAAGGTCAAGGAGGATGCTCGATCCGCTGAGAGCGCCAGATCCAGTAATATTAAATAATATTCCGCCACTTGCTGCCATAAGGCGAGATTTTACAAAACGGACAAGGTTAAGATCAGAAGTATAAGTAGCGTAAGAAGTAGCACTCGATGCCCCAACTGTCGTGCTATAAATTCCTGTAGCACCATGAGCAATCCACACGTTATAGCCATCTGTAGTCATTGATTTTACTGCTGCTGGACTTCCTGTTTCAGTAACAGTTGTCCATGAAGTAAGGTTTGTTGAATACTCAACAGTAGACCCACTAGCAAAGTAAGTATAAGTTCCTGCAACAATACATTGAAGGTTTGATGCAGTAGAGGTTTTCTTTCGTGCCGTCTTATTAAGAAGTGAAATCTCCCAAGGGTTCCATGGGTTGATTCCTTCCCCATCGTTGTAACGTCGAAGGTCTGAGTTGGCTCGGTCTAGGTGGTTTTGTCCTTCTCCAAGGATCCAGTTCTCTTGTGATCTGCGCCAGAACTGCTCTGGGGAAATTGACTGCTCGCCCGGTGTGTTTGAGTTATCTGCTTGACCACGGATAAGTGGAAGAGACATACGCTTGAATTTTGCACCCCATACACCGATGGCATTTGCATCCCATTGAAGTTGGTAAGCGTGACCGCCAATAGAAATAGGAAAAGGATAAGGAACTAATTGGCTATAACTTGTACCGCTATAGAACGCTGGCGATGGCTTGTAATACGGCGAATCATATTTTTCGATATTCGCCATTGTTACGCCTTAAAGTTTGGGTAGATAGCTTCCAGCTTTGCAGCTTCTGAGGTAATGCGCTGTTGGCGAAGGATTTGTAAGTTACGAGATGATGCTGCAATCGCTCCTGCTGGTACTTCACCTGCGCGTCGTGTATCTCCTTGCGCTTCCGTAAAGTCGCGCTTGATTTCGCGTCCTGCCATAAGACGAATAGATGCCCCTAGTGGTGGAATGTCATAAGCACTTGGAAGAAGTCCTGTTGCTGAGACATTTGCATAAAGAGTTGTAGGCATCGAGAAGTTAGAACGATATACAACGCGAACGTTATAACCTGGATAAGCGGGCTCAAAAAGTTGAATAGAAGTCCCTGATGGAAACTGTGAACTGATTGCATTGCGGTTCAAACGCCATCCTGTTGTATGGATGCGTGGGTTATCCATCTGAGGTCCGGGAGTGAGGTACTTGACTTCATAAATAGAAATTAAATCACCAGCAGTTGGGCCTAGGTCATAGCCATTGAGGATTGCATTGTAAGTAAGATCGACTGTGCCTATGCCAAATAAGCCATTGGCGGGGGATGAGAGGTCGTTAAGGTCAGCACCTAATGCCTTTACTATCTCGTCATCTGTAAAGCGCGGAGAAACGCGTACAAGGCTTCCTATCGGTGCATCTTGGTCTGTTGATCCATCTTCAGCTGCCGATACTGTGGCTTGCTGACCACTGACTGTCCAGACATAAAAAGTATTTGTTCCAATAGATAGGCGAGCGCCGGGGCGGATGCCATCTGGTGGGTATAAGAAGGTGAGGCTTGTTCCACCCTTTGTATAGGCGGCAGAAAGTTTATTGCGGTTCTCTACATATCCACTCATAAGAGTAGAGCGAGTAGTTGTTACCCAATCATTTACAATTGTCATAGATTCACCGGAGTCGTATTAGGTTGATAGACGCTTTTGCCTGTTACTGATTCAAAAGCATTTACTGTGCTTTCAATTGCTTTTGCTTGACCCGGCATAATCTTGCCAGACTCAATTTCAAATCTTGTTTCGGCTTTTGCCATAAGTTCTGCTGATCCGTCAATGCGTGGAGGTTGGAGTCCTTGTGCGCGAAGTGCTTTATACGCTGGCATATCTTTATTCCAACGCTTTTCGCGGGCTTCAACAACCTCAGCGCCAGCCCTGCGAGTAGGAGCTGTGCCTGAGCCAAATGAAATATTCTGGATCTTACAACTAAAGCATTGTTCAATATCGCAATTAGAATGGTTAATTTTAGTTACATCAATATCGGGGAAACGATCCGCTGATGTTGCATCGCAGCGTGAGCATCCCCAGAGGATAGGGGTGAAATTGGTATCTTTATCAAAACCCCATTTGAGGGCGACATTTGCATGGTCGCAATCCATCATACCCCCCTGATTATTAGTGTTGATTGTATCGTTTTTCACGAAGTAATGCCGTCACCGAATCCAGCGTTACGCAAGATAGTCGCTTGATCGTTTGTAATATCGTAAGTACGTCCACCGTAATAAACATAAGAAACTCCGGGGGCAGTTGGTGTTGCATCCCATACAGGAGGTTGAGCTGTACTGATAGTGCCATTAGTCCATATCCATACATTTGCCCCACGCGGAATCGATGGTTTGAAATAAGCAAATGGTCGTTGCTGCCATTTAGGAGTGACGGGTGTGATGACTGGAACAAGTGTTGCTACAGGTGGTGTGAACTTAGGCATTTCAGTCCTTACTAAAAAGTTATGTAGGGGGAGGGCAAGAAAGGTATAAGTACCCTCCCCCTAACGATTAACTACTGACCGATTGAAGAACCTGACTCAATGCGGTACAACGCAGCTTGACGGAATGGAGCATATCCAACGAAGTGCTTCCAACCGACACCTGTGAAACGACGGAGTGTGTCAATAACAGGTACATCTACGATGATTGCCTGTTCTGCATATCCGCCACCTGTTGAGTATGCCTTAGCAAGTGCTTGGCGACCCATAACAAGTGTTCCGTAAACGTCAACTGCTGAAACTACCAATGTAAGTGAAGTTCCTGCGTTAACGTTAGAAAGACCAGCAACAGAAACTGTAAGAGTTGTTGTTGATGGAACAGTTGCAACTGTGAACTGACGGTTAAAGCCAGTCTGATCTGTTGAACCTGTACCTGAAGTTGCTGTTGCACCTGAGATAGTAAGTGTGTCACCAACTACAAGACCGTGAGCAGCTGAGGTTGTGAGTGTTGCAACTGAAGCTGAAACAGCGATTGTTGAGATTGTAAATGAGTTTGTTCCACCATCTGAGAAGAATGGAGCGCGTGGTGTTTCCATGAACTGAACGCCTTGGAAGTTTCCGATTACGCCGTTATAGATACCTGATGGATCTGAATAGACGTGTGGATCTGACCAGTTTGTTCCGCCTGTTGCGCCACGGAAATCGTATGAAGCGTCTGGGTGGATTAGACCCTTGTACATTCCGTTGAATGTAGGAACGTTATTCTTACGAAGGTTAGCAACTGCCTTACGAACATCGTTGCCTGAAAGTGTGTTTGTCTTAGCAAGACCAGTACGAGTTGTACCAGATGTGTAAGCAACGTTTGTACCTGAACCAGCAGCTGCACGAGCAATGCCGTCTGTTGAGATACCAGCGTTCCAACCAACTACGTTAGCAGCGATTGGGTTAACTTCCATAAATGCTGTAGCACCAAGCTTTGAAGTAAGCTGAACAGCATTACCGTATTCAAGTGGTGTTACTGTGACATAAGAATCTGACATTGCTACTGGAGTAACGTCTGATGTTTCGTTAAGTGCTGTTGTTGCTTCTGCAAGATCTGAAGCGATTGTGAATGTTACGCTTGTTCCACGGTTTGTTGCGTTTGTTGAGCCAATTTCTACGAGTGAATCGTAGTAAAGCTCTGGACGAAGCGCGTAATACGCGATCATCTCATACGCGGCCTTGGAAAGATCAAGCGAACTGACCTGTGTTAATGCCATTTGTTAGTTTCTCTCTGTTGAAGGGTTAAGTTCTTAGGTGCAATTAAATTGCAAACCAAGATCCGGGCTGTTCGGTAGAGATGCTGACTCCATTTGCCTGAAGAATTTTGATAACCTCTTCGGGATTTGCTGCTTTACGAATGTCATCTAAAGCTGATGGGGTAACAGTTGCACCAGCACCCGCTGAGGCACTTGCAATTCGATCAATAGCGCTGAGGTCACTTTGGACTTCTGTAGTTTGGCTAGTAGGAACTAGACCATACTGCTGTGCTGCTTCCTTAATTGCTTCTGGTGTTGCTTCTCCATCGTATGCCTTAGCAAATAACTTGCCTGTGCCTGATTCCAAATCAATTCCTGCCTTTATAAGTGCGAGTTCACGCTTTGCTTGCTGTGCTTCCTGCTTAGCAGCTTCTGCTTCGCGGGTTGCGCGCTTGCCATCTTTTGCGTCCTGCTCTAACTTACGTCGCCAGTTCTTAGAATCATTCTCAGATTCGTTTGCATCGGTTCCGATATTATCTAGTTCATCATTTGTGTAATCAAGATCATCCATTTTTTTCTCCAATTTCCGTATCGCATACCTACCTTGGAGGGTGGTATGGCGGGGCTAGTGTTTTTTTATGGCCGAAGCTCAGACCTGACACCGCGTAGCCAACAACGGGGCAAACCTCTTCAAATCCTCCGAGGTCTAAAGCAGACGATTTGGAGACTGCTTACAAATACATGGACCTACTAAGCAAAACTATAGACATATTGCCTAAGTTTGTCTAATTAAACTTGAGGTGATGAACCAATTCCAGTAACGCCAGTTGCTGAAGCGGTAAACTGCCCGCCCCCTTGGAATTCATCAGCGCGTGTTGCCGCAACTTTCTTAAGTTTGGCAAGTGCTACTGGATCCATGCCAAATTGGGCATTGATAAGTTCTTCATTGGTGAGGTTTCCAGAAATATCTCCCGGAAGCGCTTGTTGGAATTGACCTTGCTGTGCGATGTTTCCAAATCCTTGCTGTGCTTGCTGGGCTGTAA